TATGCGGCTTGTGGCGTTTCGCAAACGCCTATTAGAGATAGTAATTAGAGAGGAGACGATATTACGGAACAGTTAATACCTATTAATTACAGTAGTGAACAACCTACTGTATCAGCCAGAGAGCTGTATGCAGGGCTTGAAATTACAGACAGATTTTCGAGATGGTTTGAAAGAATGTCTACATATGGTTTCGCTGAGGGAAGCGATTTTACAAGCGTGAAAAGTTCCACACTTGTAAATAACGGAGCAGAAAGAGAAATTTCTGATTATCAAGTTTCTATAGACATGGCAAAACAGATTTGCATGATTCAGCGGTCAGAAAAAGGCAGACAATACCGACAGTATTTCATAGACCTCGAAAAAGCATGGAACACACCAGAACAGGTTTTTGCCAGAGCATTGAAGATGGCAGACCAGACCATTGCGAAGTTGAAAGATTCGGTCAAGTTACTGTCAACGGAAATCAGTGTCAAAAACCAGATAATCGGCGAACTGAAACCGAAAGCCGACTACTATGATGAAATCTTAAAGAATCCGGGACTTGTGACCATTACCCAGATTGCTAAGGATTATGGAATGTCTGGGAAGAAGATGAACGATATTCTGCATGACATCGGAATCCAGTACAAGCAGAGCGGACAGTGGTTACTGTACAGCAAATATCACTGTATGGGCTATACACATTCCGAGACCGTTGATATCGTGAGATCGGACGGTAGACCGGATGTGAAGATGAATACTAAGTGGTCACAGAAAGGAAGAATATTTCTTTACGACAAGCTGAAAGAGAGTGGGATTCTTCCGGTGATTGAGCAGGAGATGACAAAATGATAAAAACTGATGAACTTCGAGGAATATTTGCGAAGAATAGAAAATCTCAGACGGACGTTGCCAAAATGCTTGGAATTACGCCAAAAACATTTTATGGAAAGATGCAGAAAGGAATTTTCAACAGTAATGAGATTCAGACAATGATTGATGAATTTCATATCGAAGACCCGATTGATGTTTTCTTTTCTAAAGCAAATTAAGTAGGAGGTGAGAATGTGACAGCATCCAAAATTGAAATTCGTCAAGCAAACGGCGAAAAAGGAATCTTCACAGAAATTTTTGTGGATGGTCGAAAACTCGATGGAGTAAGAAGTTTTGAATTAAAACAGAAGCCCGGAGATTCGATACCAACACTTTCGATAGACTTAAATGCTTTGGATTTATCAATTGATTTGGGAGTACTAAAGATAAATCAAACAGGTGTCGGAGAAATTGAAAGCATTAAATTCAAAGGGAGCGAAATGCCTGTTGAATTTTGTGAGACAGAATAGGCTCCCATATTTCAGAGAGCCATCGGGTTACTTGTCGAGGTTTCTCAGGATTGAACAATCGCTGGCACGATTGCAACATCCTGTAAGGCCTGCGTATCTGCATCTTAATCTGCCTTTAATTGTTTGATAATTTTTATCTTCGAGTGAAGAAGCAGATAGTTGGGTAAATTCAACCTGATAGTTTTTATTCTGTTTGGTACAGAATCCAGAATACATCATTAATCTATACCTCCTTTCATAAGGAGAGTATACCACATAAAAAATCGGAGGGACATAAAAACGGCAAAAGCATTAATCCTGTCAGCTCTGATCGGCGGTATGTCACCGTACCTGCCGTTCTGGAGATTTGACAGTGCATCACAGCCGGTTGCAGTAGCAATCGTAATATTCGCATTATCATTCGTGTTTATTTACCCGGATGAAATTAAAAGAACCGGAGGAAGAGAAAGATGATTGAGACAAAAATGGGAGAAATCACACTTAAAGGCAGTAAAGCAGAATTAATAGCTGACTTAGCGGTTGTCGTTCGAGGAATCAAAGAAACCATTATGGAAGACGGCAAAAAAACAGAGGAATCTGTGAAGCAGGAGATTGACGAAGCGGTCAAAATCGGACTGATGAACGAAGAAGAATTTAAAACTATTCAAAAAGAAAAAATCAAAGAAGTTGTAAAAACATTATTTGATGATTTACTTGGAGGGCTTTTCGATGAAGATAAAGGAGAATGATTTTAATAAAACCGTAGACGAACTATACCAGTTATGCAGACGCGTTCAGAAAGAAACCGGCAGAACGGTAGCATTTCATTTTGCAAACTACAAGATTGGATGCAGCTTACACATCAACATATATAAGAAAGAATCATTAAGAGAGTTTGATATGTACAGCATTGTAGAGGGCGGTTGTCAGCAGGAAGAGAGTGTGAAGAAAGCAACTGACCATTTGAACAAAATTTTGATGGACAACAAACGTCCGTATTGTGAGGGGGATTGCGATGAAGAAAGAAAATAAGATGGATTTCAGAGCAGAGACCGTAGCCGATGAGTATGCAGAGCTGGTAGGCAGATTAAAGGCATTTGAAGCGTACCTGAACACAACCGAAGCAAATACGTATTTAAAGAAAGAAGTTTGCGCAGCTATACTCGGACTTAATTTGGAGGACAAGGAAAAATGAAATGCTATAAGGGATTTGACAAAGACTTAAAATGCCGTAATTTTCAGTATGAAATCGGCAAGGAGTATGAAGAAGAAAGAGCTGAGATTTGCGATACTGGATTTCATGCTTGTGAAAATCCGTTGGATGTATTTGGATATTATGCGCCGGCTGGTTCCAGATATTGCGAAGTCGAGCTGGACGCAAACGACCAGAAGTCTGATGACAGTAAACGAGTAGGAAAGAAGATTTCTATTAAAGCAGAAATCGGAATTGCCGGAATTATTAAAGCCGGTGTGGAATACATCAAAGATCAGGTTAACTGGGACGATGATAAAAAGTCCAACACCGGAGACCAGTCAGCGGCAACCAACACCGGAGACTGGTCAGCGGCAACCAACACCGGAAACCGCTCAGCGGCAACCAACACCGGAGACTGCTCAGCGGCAACCAACACCGGAAACCGCTCAGCGGCAACCAACACCGGAAACCGCTCAGCGGCAACCAACACCGGAGACTGCTCAGCGGCAACAGTAGAAGGAAAAGAAAGCGTTGCAATGGCCATTGGATACAATTCTAAGGCTAAAGGTTCACTTGGATGCTTTATTGTACTGGCAGAATGCAAAGAGATGGGCGGCGAATACCACATCGTAGATGTAAAAAGTGCAAAAGTTGACGGTGAAAAGATTAAGCCAGATACATTCTATAAACTCATTAACGGCGAATTTGTAGAAGCAGATAAAGAGTAAGAAAGCCCTGCGGGTACCACCATACCGCGCAGAGCCGCGTATCTAACTTAATTTGGCTAAGTTAAATACAGGGCAAGTATAACACACCTTCCTGTATTTATCAATAAATAATTTAGGAGGGCATTTTTTATGTCTAAAACACACATCCAGAACACAGAAACACCAACACTTGCAAGTGAGATTATTTCCGACCTTGAGAAAGAAAGACAGAAACTTAAAGCCGAAAACAAGAATCTCAGAGAAACAGTCGTAACACTTGGCTTGATGCTGACAAAGATTTTGAAAGAAGGTGATATACCACATGAAGATGCGTGACGAAAACCAGGTACTTTTATCAGGTGACATTCCGGCGGGGTTCGTATTCTCACATGAAGAATACGGTGGAACCAAGATGTACGAGGGAAGAATGACAATATTCAGAAAGAATGCATCCTATGACATTCTTCCAATTATTGTACCAGAATACATGATTTCAAGAGAAACAGAGTTGATTGCTAGTGTATATGGTGAAATGCGAAGCCGTACAGTCCGGGAAGATGGCAAGAAAAGCCTTGTGGCGTATGTAAGAGCAATGGACATTCAGTATCTTGAAAGACTGGAAGAACACGATGCGAACGAAGTCTATTTGACTGGATATCTGATTAAAAAACCAACAATAAAGATGATTGGCACAAACAATGACAGGAAGTTGGCAAGAATACTTCTGGCAGTAAACAGAAAGAAGAAAGCCGGATATACCAGATCAGACGCAATCAGTTGTTTATGCTGGGAGGAAAACGCAGATGCCGTAGAAAATCTGAAAAAGGGAGCAAAAATCAAACTCTGCGGAAGATTTCAAAGCCGGGAACTGTGGTCGGACCAGAGTCAATCATGGTTAACCGCGTTGGAGGTATCAGTAAAAAGATTGGAGATTTTGTAATATGAAGAAAATCGAAGTAAGAGAAATTAGATTGACCGATTTTAAAGGCCAGTCAGAAAAGAAAATAGGGTTCGGACACAGAGCAATTGTTTCTGGGAAGAACGGATGCGGGAAAACCACACTGGCAGATGCCTTTATGTGGGTGTTCTGTGACAAGGACTACAGTTTAAAGAGCAACCCGGATATCAGACCCGATGATGGTAGAGAATGTCTGCCAAGAGTTGATGTTGACCTTGTAATTGATGGGAAACCTGTAAGCGTAGCAAAGTTCCAGAAGCGCACAGAAAGCAAGCCAAAGGACGGAAAGCCGGGCAAGGTTGCATTATCAAACAAGTACGAAATCAACGGCGTTCCGAAAGCCGAAAGAGACTTTAAAGCCGATTTAAAAGAGAGAGGATTTGATTTTGATAATTTCCTTATGTTATCCCACATGGAAATCTTCACAGATCTGAAAGATGCAGATGCCAGAAAAATTCTGTTTTCCATGTCAGACGGTGCCGGGAAATCAGATTTAGAGATTGCCAAGACGGTTCCAGACTGTGCCGAGTTGGTACCGCTTCTGGAAACTTATAAGGCAGACGAAATCAAAGCCATGAACAGCGCAACGCTGAAAAAGGCAGAAGAACAGTTGAAAGCCATTCCAAACCAGATTATCGGCATGGAGCAGTCAAAGGTTGACACTGATGTTGCCGAATTGGAATTGCAGAAGAACGCTTTGCAGGAACAGCTTTCTGACCTTGAAAAACAGATTGCGCAGGCAGGCAACGAGAAAGCCGGAGAGATTAAAGCAGAACTGGCAGGGTTAAGAACCAAACTGTTAGAGATAGACTCAAAGGCTAAAGCGAACTTGTTAGAGCAGAAATCATCGGTTTGCAATAAAGTTAGCACTCTTGAATTAGACAGGAATATCAAAACATCAGAGTTGAATAGAAAGACTTCTGCATTAGAGAGCCTGAGAGCACAGAAAAAAGATCTTCTTGAAAAATTACAGAACGCCAGAACACGGTATCCCAAAATCAAAGACACAGAATGGGACAACACAGTTCTGGAAAGCATTAAATCCGAGACATTTAAGGACGCAGATACCATTTGCCCGACTTGCGGTCAGAATCTTCCGCCAGAGCAGATTGAGCAGTTAAAGAGCAGATTTGAACAGAAAAAGCAGGAAAGAATCAATCAGCAGTTAAAGGCTAAGGAAGAATGGGAACAGGACAAGAAACGCAAAATTGATGAAGTTATTCAGGTTGGAAACAAAGCGTCTGTCGATATGAAAGAAGCGCATAAGCAAGAAGAAACCCTCACATCTGAGATTTCCAAACTGACAGATGAATTAGAACAGATCAAAACTTCTCTGGACGCAGAAAACAAGAATCTGGAAGCCATACCGAAAGAACCAGACTTCTCAGGAAATGCCGAATATCAGCAGATTCTTGCATCAATCAAAGAGAAACAGCAGGAGCTTAATTCTCTGGACGATGGCGAAGAAACGAAGAAACAGCTTTCAGAGCAGTTATCTGGCAAGAAGCAGGAACTGGCAGTAGTCAACCAGAAAATCGGAGAAGCCAACAACAATGTCAGAATTGACGAACAGATCGAGAAGCTTCAGGAAAGTCAGAAACAGTACGGACAGAGCAAGGCTGATGCACAGATGATTCTGGACGAGCTGAAATCACTGAGTATGGCGAAGAATACAGCTCTTGAAGATGCGGTAAACCAGTATTTTGACGGGGTTAAGGTGAAACTATTTGATACGCAGAAAAATGGCGAAGTCGTAGACGCTTGCATCTGGTACGTGCAGGACAAGGACGGTGACTGGAAGAAGCTGATCGGGAACGCCAATACAGCCCTGATGATGAAAGGAAAAATTGCCATCATAGACGGTTTGCAGAAGTTTTACGGCGTGAGTTATCCGATATTCGTAGACTTTGCGGCAGAACTGGACAACAGCAGTCTGGAAGGAATTAAGGCAGATGCGCAGTTGATATTCTTGAAAGTTGCTGAGGGGGATATGACGGTAACGGAGATTTGAGAAAAGCGGAACAGCTAGGAACTTGTTTGGCGACAGCCTAGCTGCTCCACACAAAATATAGAGCAAACTATATTTGCTAATAGCATAACAGATAATTTTAGCTTAATCAAGCTACAGGTGATTTTGCACCTGAAAAGTGAGGAACGTGTTCACTCACTAGAATCCATGTAAATTTAATATTTGAGGTTTGACAGACCTATGAATTTACATGGGTACAAAACAGAAAATATGCTCTGATTCCAGAGTTCAGTGCGCTTGTAATCCTACAAAATAGCACAGGTAAGAAACGATACAATCACGCAAATAGCGTGTTGGCAAATATATAAAAATATAGAAAAGGAGAATAAAAATGGCAAAAACTTATGACATTTCAAAAGCAACAAAAGCACAGGAAAAATATTGCATGGAAAAAGGTTATCCGCATTTTGCACCACATAATGGAAAATGTTTCAGTTGCGGGCAGAATATCTATTCCGAAAAAGGAAGAACAAGAAGCGGAAAAGAATGGCAAGGAATTTCTGTTGAGAGAGCATCAAAGGAATTAATTACAGGATGTCCGTTTTGCAATAGAACTTATTGTGATTAATAGAAAAGGAGAATTGTTATGGCAAACAAAACACAGTTAGCAACAGCAGGAGAACAGCAGGCGGCAATCGTAATCAACAACTCATTCATTGATGGATTGGTTAAGCAGCTTGAAGAAAAATGCAAATACGGTCTTTCATTCCCAAAAGACTACAACCTCAGTAATGCACTCATGGGGGCATATTTGACTCTGAAAGAGACAAAAGACAGAAACAATAAGCCAGTTCTGGAATCTTGCACAGCTACAAGCATTGCAAACAGCCTTATGAATATGGCGACTCTTGGTTTGTCAGTTCAGAAAAAGCAGGGATATTTTATCGCTTACGGCGGTCAATGTCAGTTCCAGAGGTCATATTTTGGAAACATCACAATCGCCAGAAGATATGGAATGAAAGATATTCATGCTGAGATCATCTACGATGGTGATAAGTTCAAATATCATATCGAAGATGGAAACAAGGTTCTGGATTCCCATGAACAGGATTTTATGAACATTGACAACGATAAGATTCTTGGGGCATATGCAGTGGTTCTGATGGAAGATGGAACAAAGCATCTGGAAGTAATGAACATAAAGCAGATCAAGCAGGCTTGGTCACAGGGCTATGGTTACAAGGAGAACGGCAATGGAACGCATCAAAAGTTCACTGACCAGATGGCAAAGAAAACTGTTATCAATCGTGCATTGAAACAGATTATTAATAGCCACGGAGATATTTTTACGCAGGAAGCTGAAGAATTTACAGAAGAAATCCCAAAACAGGACATTATTGAAAATGAAGTTGCTTATGAAATTGATCAGAACGCCAATGCAGAAGAATTTGCCCCAGATGAGCCGGTAGCAATCGAAGAACAGCCAAAACAGCCGACAGTTGCAGAAGTCGTAAAGACTGCCGAGAAAGAACCAGTTCCGGCAGCAGGGCAGGAATCAAGCATTCCAGATTTTATGAAGCCAGAAGAGATGTGATCGCATATGATGTACTTCGACTGTATCAATTTTGATCGGTGCGACTCAGGAAAGTTCGGAAAATATATGGCTTGTATCGGGCGGTGCGAAAACTGCCCGTACTATGAGTCGATAAAAGACTATTTTGAAAAACGAGGTGAGAACTATGAGGATTATATCGCAGGATGGAAAAATCAATCTTCCGTATGAAATGACAGCGTTGCTTGCTTCGGACAACTACATACAGGCGGTATTTGCCGGAGGAATACAGCAGAGTCCATATGTTATGGCAATGTACTCGACGCAGGATAAGTTGCAGGATGCACTTGATATGCTTGATAGAAGATTTGTTGGCATGGGAGATGCGATATTTAGATTTCCAAAGGATGGGGAAGCATGAAGATATTAAAATCGGAAATAGATTGGGATAAAACAATAAATATTCAAATGACTTTGAAAGAATTTAAACTGCTCCAGGATTGCCTGTTTTTAGTTTCTTATGCAGAATTAGAAAAACTTCAAGGAAAAATCCCATATTCTTATGATGATATGCAGGAAACAATTAAACAGTCAAAAACAATATTAGAACAGTTATTTTGTAAATAAGGAAAGTGAGGTGATTCAAAATGTTCATGCGAGTAATAAATACAGGTAGTCAGCCGGGAAACTGCTATGCGCTTAAATCCGAATCTGGCGAAACATTGCTTTTGGATTGTGGATGCAGATATTCAGAGATTCTAAAAGGAATTTCCTACAGGATATCAGAAGTTTCAGGTTGTCTACTGACGCATGGACACGGAGATCACCTGAAATCGTTTCAGAATCTAATGCAGTCCGGCATCCAGATTTACACTAATGACGAGACTGTTGAGAGTGTAAACACAATCTCTGGAGAGCTGATGATTGGCTTACCAGAAAAGAAATCGAAGGACATAGGTTCTTTCCGGGCAACGCCTTTCTACGTCCCGCACGACAAGACACCAAACTTTGCATACCTGATATCTCACGAAGAATGTGGACGACTGATATATGCGACAGACTTCTCATATTTGCCGTTCACATTCAAGAACATGAGAATAAATCACTTCCTTATAGAATGTAATCATCTTGACGAATCACCGGAGCAGGACTCATTCAAGTTTGAACACTCCATCCGGGGGCACAGCAGTTTATCTACTGTGAAAGAGATTATCCGAGTGAACAAGACCGCTTCGCTCAGAACCATAACGCTGTGCCACCTGTCAGAGGGATGGGGGAATCCGGAAGTGATGCAGAAAGAGATACAGGACGTTGCCGGAGATGATGTTCTGGTGCAGATCGCAAGACCGGGACTGAATGTTGATTTGAATTTATGCCCGTTTTGAAAGGAGAAAAAATGGAAATTGATAAATCAAAATTAAAGTTGGGAATTTGGTATGAGGATGAAAACGGAAATTTAATTAAGCCAGAAGATGATTTGGCATGTGAAGCACCAGAAGGAGCGATAACGTACCATTCCTGCTTTCCGTTACAAATAACAGAACACGTTTATGTAGTGCATGGAAAAGCTGAGAAAGAAGCGTGCAAGCACAAACGGAAATATTGGAAAAGGGATACAGGCCTGATAAAGGGATTAAAAGGCCATATATGCACTAATTGTGGGTGTAGCCAAACAAGAAAGTGGTGGCAGCCATGGGGAAGAAAATGGGATTATGGAACGGATACTACACCACTTATTGACTTTCATACAAATATTGGAGGTGGAAACCAAGATGTCATAATAGCAATGGTAAACAGCGGAGATTATACACTACAGGAAGCGCTCGTTGTTTTTTCTACGGCCTGTGAAAGATGTATGAATGTGCTTGCATACAAGTATTTGAACGGAGCAGATGGGTACGAAGAATATTCAGATGAGTGGAAAAAATGCAATACTGAATGCGATTTTTGCAAGAATAGTTAAATTGAGATTCACGAACCATACAGGGAGGAAACAAAATGAAACAGTGGACAGAAGAAGAACTTATTAACGACGGAAACAGATTAAGAAATGCTGAAATTACAAATGTATCATTGAATTTTAAAGATCACGGAGTACTCACCCTTGACCTCACTCTTTCTGGCGGCGGATGGGGAGTTGTATTCGGAGGATATGTTTTAGGACATGGTTACCTTGGCTCGGAAAACTTTAAAGGTTCAAAGGCAGGGCTTGAAGCGATTATGAGAATCATGGACGTTGTTGGCGTAGATGATCTGATAGAAATGAAAGGAAAGCATGTTAGAGTTGCTACGAAAGGGCTTGGACATTCAGTGAAAATTATCGGAAATTTCATTAAAGATGAATGGTTCGATTATGAAAGTTTCTTCAAAGATGAGAAGCCACCATTTGTGGAGGAGTAAATATGGTATCAACAAATTTAAAAGACTGGAAAGAAGTCACCAAAGGCATTTACAGATATGTAATATCTGCAAATGCTGCATACGAAATCCATATTAATTATTGGAATATGGAAACAGATATTCTGACCGCATACGCAAGTCTATATATTGTCGGGGATTGGCGCTCAAATGATGGTAAAAATACCAGAGAAAGAGAATGCTTGCTTGAGTCAGGACCGGTTATGGCTTGTCTTGGCGAGGCTGTAGAGGATGATAGAGAGAATAACAGTTAATTAAAAAAGCACCGACTATTTATCGGCACTTTTTACAAAATCTTGGAGAACAGTAATGACCAGATTATTAAAACTCCTGTTCTCCTGCTTGGCAATCTGCTCAAGCTGTTCTTTAAGCTGTATCGGGAACGTGATGTTAGTTCTGGTCTTATCAGACTTGACGGTCATGTGAAATCCCTCCCTTGTTTTTAGAACATTGTAGCATTTTTGATTATCGGTGTCAATCAGGTACCAAAGTGGTATCATTTTTATCTTGCAATACAGGTATCGTAGTGGTATCATAATGGTATCAAAGACACACCGAAAATGAATCGAGGTGATAAGTCTTTGAATAGCAACTATAAAAATTTTGTAAAAGCTAAGGCGATTGAAGCTGAGAACCGTAAGAGATGGCTGAAAGTCGACCCGCATCTGAACGACAATCCCGGAATCTACATTTTGACAAGAATTGATGAAGACGGTTTTAAGTTTGGGTATGCCGGTCAGGCAAGGAAACTAATTACCAGATTATGTCAACATAGTGCAGGGCATCAACAGCACATTGATCTTAGTTTGAAAAAACATGGATTATATTCAGAAAAAAATCCATATGGTTGGCGTGTAGTGCATACTAATTGTCCAGAATCAGAACTTGACGAAAAGGAACAATATTATATCAGATGGCTTGCAGATCAAGGATATCAGCTTAGAAACAAGACTGGTGGTTCTCAGGGAGCAGGTAAGAAACAGATTAATGAGTACAGGCCGGCAAAAGGTTATTACGATGGTTTAAAGCAGGGAAAGAAATCCCTCGCCAGAGAACTATCTCACATCATAGACACACACTTGCAAGTTTCCCTAAAGCCGGAGAAACAGGGTAACAAAGTATCAATCCGGGCTTTTGAAAAGTTTCAGAACTTGATTGATGAGAAAACGTACGAATAAAAAATGAAAGGAGCTTGCCTTCATGTGACGTAAGGGTGCACCGGGCTTCTTTGAAATATGAAATTAAAATGTGAAATATACAGAGACTCAATGCAAAATTACAAGAAATATGCAATTCCAAGAGCACAGCTCGTTATAGCTGATGTTCCGTATAATGTAGCGAATAATTTTTACGGGAGCAACCCTATGTGGTATGTAGGGGGAGATAATAAAAATGGTGAAAGTAAACTAGCAGGAAAAGCTGCCTTTAATTCAGATTTTAATTTTAACTTATATGAATACTTTCACTTTTGCTCAAGAATGTTAAAAAAAGAAGATACAGCACCTGTACCAAGAGGAAGAAGTAGCAATTCTCCATGCATGATTGTATTTTGCTCGTTTGAACAAACACAAACATTGATTAAAGCTGCTGAAAAACATGGTTTTGTACATTATATCCCACTTGTTTTCATAAAAAATTACAGCCCTCAAGTATTAAAAGCGAATATGCGTGTGGTTGGAGCTACGGAATACGCATTATTGTTTTACAGAGACAGGCTTCCTAAGTTTAGGAACGGCGTTCAGATCGACGAAAACGGAAAAACAATCAGAGGTACAGGGCACATGGTTTTTAACTGGTTCGATTGGGAGAAAGATGGAAAAGATATTCCTAAAATTCATCCGGCACAAAAGCCAGTCAAACTTTTAAAAAGATTGATTGAAACGTTTACTGATCCCGGAGATGTAGTAATAGACCCATGTTGCGGAAGTGGGACAACGTTAAGAGCTGCACATGAAATAGGAAGAAATGCTTTCGGTTTTGAAATTGATAGAAATTTCTTTAAGAGAGCAAAAGAAGAAATGCTTGTTTTTGAGGAAAACAGTCAGATAAGCATAGAAGATTTTTTTATAAAGGAATCATGAATATGGACGCATTACGGCATCAAAAACACATGCAATGGATGCAGAACCGCAAGGATATTTATTATTTCATCCGTAAATACGCAATGTCTCACAAAGGTACTCCAACAACCAAGAAGATATCTGAGGAACTAGATATCAGTAGGAGTGCTGTTCAAAGGCATCTAAGACAGTTTGAGGACGATGGATTGATCGTATTTCACGGAACTGGTTCGCACAGGACATACGAACTGATAGGAGTAAAGAAGCATGAAACTGTATGACGTATACGACGGTTCAAAGTATATCGGGGAGCTGACACTTGCTGAAATATCAGAATTGACAGGAAAGACAAGAAGTCAGATATCACAGGCAATCAGCGGGGCATATAGCATTAACGGAAGATATGTGGTCATATATGATGGGCAGCAAACAATCGCATACTCAAACAAGAATGATCGCAGGATGTTAATGGAATTTGACATTCTGACTCAGAAAATAAGGAGGGCTGTTGGTTGGGAAAGTTAAAAATCAAGCAGAAAAAGAAAGCATTCATCCCGTATACGAATCAGAAGGCTCATATGTTTGTGCAGTCTATCCAGAACTGCCAGAAAGAGTTAAAAGAAATGGAACTAAAAGCCTTTGATGATGGGTTTGAGGATGGAAAGAACTGGTCTGACGTGCTGAATTTCGTGATCTTGTTTTATGTAATGCACGAATTGCATGGATGGGGCTGGAAACGGTATATGAGGGCTGTAAAGAGGATTAACACCTACATCAACGATATTAATTCCGAAAAAACATCTTTGTCTGAAATGGTGGATGATCTGGAAAAGAAACATCATATTCGGATTTGTGACGATTATAAGGAGCTGATTGAGAGATATGGAGCGTAATTTAATTATAGATTGCTTTGCTGGTGGCGGAGGAGCATCCGTAGGAATTGAAATGGCACTCGGCAGACCAGTAGACATAGCGATCAACCACGACCCCGACGCTATCCTGATGCACAAGACGAATCACCCTGGAACACTGCATCTAACAGAGGATATTTTCAAAATAGATTTGCAGAAATACGTCGGAAATCAGCACGTAGCGTTGATGTGGGCTTCCCCGGACTGCACAAGCCATTCAAAAGCGAAAGGTGGTCAGCCGAGGAAACAGGGGCTTCGCATTCTTCCGCGGGCTGTATATAAGCACGCAAAAGCAATTCTCCCGGATGTAATCATTATGGAGAACGTGGAAGAAATACAACAATGGGGACCACTCGATGAGAAAGGACATCCAATCAAGGAAAGAGCCGGTGAAGATTATCGAAAATTCATTTCAGCAATGGAAAATATCGGTTATGAATTTGACAGCCGGGAACTGGTAGCTGCGGATTATGGAGCACCTACTACAAGGAAACGTTGGTATGCGGTGTTCCGCAGGGACGGGAAGCAGATAGTATGGCCAAATCCTACACATAATCGTTTGGGAACAGACGGTCTGAAACGATACGAACAGTGTGGAGACTACATTGATTGGTCAGACTTAGGCAAAAGCATCTTTGACCGTCCAAAACCTCTGGCAGAAGCAACACAGAAACGCATTGCAAATGGAATCAAGAAATATATCGTTGATAATCCAGATCCTTACATTGTGCAGAGCAAAGATGCACTGGCATTCATAATTCAATATCACGGAGAAACCAGGCAAGGCGATTCCAGAGGACAATTGCTGACTGAACCGATTAAGACTATTGATACATCAAACAGATATGGTCTCGTAACAGCTTTTATCACGAAATATTACAAAAATGGAATTGGTCAAGGATGTGATGAGCCGTTGCATACGATAACCACATCGCCCGGACACTTCGGGGTAATATCTGCATTTCTGGTTAAGTATTACGGAACTGGATGCGGACAGGTGCTCAATGAACCACTTGGAACTATTACCACAAAAGACAGGTTCGGGCTTGTGAATGTTCTGATTGATATTCATGGAGAGAAGTATATTATTTCAGATATTTTCCTCAGAATGTTAAAACCGGAAGAATTAAAGGTGATGCAAGGTTTTCCCAAAGATTACATCATTGATCGTGATTACAAGTGGAGAAAATACCCGATTGCAAAACAAGTAGCAAGAATTGGAAACAGTGTTGTGCCAGTTATGGCAGAAGCACTTGTGAAAGCAAATTGTCCGTATCTGAAAGTTGGAGAGCGCAAAGCTGCACCGATGATTTATATGCAAAATAACGGACAGGTAGCGTTTGGATAGGAGAGAAATGAAGTTTAAATATAGAAAGGAATAACACTTATCCTCGTGAAACGAGGTTCCACCTAATCAGAATAGGTTGGGTAAAATTTGATAAATGCTAGACTGGAATGCCTTGGTTCTCCTGCATAGCGCAGAACAGACTAACGGTCAGAGGTAATAACTCCCAAGGCTATAAAGTAGATTGTAAAATTGCCATACGGATATTTGTAGTATGGCGTGTGAAAGAATTAATTGAAAAATCAATAGATAGATTGAAGCTAGCAAGCGATATTTCATTGAAACATTATAAAAAACCGCTTGTATGTGAGTATTCCGGTGGAAAGGATTCGGATGTACTTCTGGAACTATTCAGAATATCTAAAATCCCGTTCGAGGTACACAACTCTCATACCACTGTTGATGCACCGCAGGCAGTAAGACATATCAAGAATACGTTTTCTGAATTGACGGACAAAGGCATCAAATGTGAGATTGACTATCATGTGCAGGAAAAAGGCAATCGTCTTACAATGTGGAATCTCATTCCTAGAAAGCTAATGCCACCTACCAGAATTGTTCGGTATTGTTGTTCAGAACTGAAAGAGGGCGGGAATCCCAACAGAATGATCGCAACAGGCGTTAGATGGTCTGAAAGCAGTAAGAGAAGCAACAGAAGCCCATTTGAAGTACTAGGACAGACAGCAAACAAAAGCATCGGTGTTTCTGATGAGAAAATGCTTATCACCGACAATGATAATACTAGAAGATTATTTGAAAATTGCCAGATGAAAGCAAAAACAGTAGTCAATCCAATTATTGACTGGACAGATCAAGATATCTGGCAGTTCATTGGTGAGAAAGACGTTCAGGTATGTGAACTGTATCAATGCGGATATAATCGGTTAGGTTGCCTAGGATGTCCACTTGCATCAAAGAAGCAGAGGGAAAAGGAAATGTACGATTTTCCAAAGTACAAGCAAGCTTACATACATGCTTTTGACAGAATGATCGAGGAACGCAAGCTGCGTGGAAAAGATACCAAGTGGAGTTGTGGCGAAGAAGTTTATCTATGGTGGATGCAAGACAATAATGTAGTTGGTCAGATGAAATTATCTGATTTTATTGAGTATTAAAATCATGTGCCAACTGTACAATAGTGTGTCAGTTACTTACATGGGGAAAGTGAGAATGAAAATGGAGAAATTAAAACCTTGTCCGTTTTGCGGAAAAGAGATAGATACAGACAAAGATATGTATATTCCAGAAAGAGATTGGAAGCCATCTTTTTACGACCCTGACAGTGGAGGTTATCCGATAAGTATTCACTGCGAATGCGGATTAGATTTTTGTCCGGGCACATGGGATTATGAAGAATTCGTAGAACAGTGGAATCGAAGAGTAAGTGATAAGGAGGACGCAAAATGAAATTATATTTCTACATTTTAGATAGCGACAGAGAATATAATCCAGAAACCAAAACATTAGGAGACTACGTTTTCGAGATCAGAGTTGAGGAATGTGAGGTAATCGAGAAACCCAAAACCTACAGAGCGGTAACACGGTTTCCAGAAGGAATCTACATTGGGTATGTGAAAAAGGAAGATATCGGAACAATTTCTGGTTCTTCAACACCGTACATTGTGTTGGGAGAACCTAATTATCAGTTCGTAAAAGAAACATTCTTGGAAAAATACAATAATGATATTCGCAGATTTAAAAACATAATCGCTATGTACGAAAGTAAGATAGCTGCGATCGAGAATTATAAGGAGGACGCAAAATGTTAATCAGAAGTCAGAATAAAGAGATATTAGTTAATTTTAATGTATCAGCTGGTATCGAAATTGCAGAAGGGACTACAAAAACAGTTGTAACATCATATATCACTGGATGCAGTTATTTACTCGGAGAATATTCCACCAGAGAAAAAGCCATGAAAGTACTGGATATGATTCAGGAAGCCTATGTAAATGGACATATTAATTATCAGATGCCAGAGGATTCGGAGGTGGAAGTATGAAGTACAGAAAGAAACCAGTTGTAATTGATGCATTTCAACTTAACGAAAGAGGGTTAGTTGGAGAAGATTGGTTCTGGGATGCAGTCAGCAGAAATGACATTATAACTCACCATTTTGGAAAATACCATCCAGAGCCAGCGTGGTGTGAGATAAAAACACTCGAAGGAATCATGGTTGCAAAAGCAGGAGATTACATCATTCGCGGTGTTCACGGAGAGATCTACCCATGCAAGCCAGATATATTCAGAGAAACTTATGAGGAGGTGGAAGTATGAGCCATATTAAAGACAGATTAATTCAATTGAAGAATGAGGTGGAAAACACAGGGAACGGAGCTTATTTCTCGAAAAATAATATCTCAAAAATTGTAGAATTACTTTTTACTGATCTGGAACAGGACGAGAAAGAAAATGGTTGGATTCCGGTCAGTGAGAGATTGCCGGATGGGGACGACTGCAGATATTTTATGTGCTTGCTTGAAAACCATTTGGAAGATGCACCTATTTTTCTTCAGTATAATGAATCGGGCGGGTTTGGATTCTATACAGATATTTATGATCCAGTTACTTTAGGATTTGTAGATACAGAATTTAGCACTGTGAAAGAACTAGGATACGAAGAAGTTTTGTACTGGAGAGAGCTTTTGAATCCGCCAGAGGAGGATGAGCCATGATTACATTATTATGTGGAATATTTATCGGACTTAATATTGGTGCGTGGGGAGTGATCATGCTCGCCATACTGTACGACAAGCACCATCCAGACAAATAGAAAGGAGAACGGTATGCTGACAAGGAATAAGAAGCTGAAAGACTACGGTATTCCGGCAGAGGACATAGAAAAACTGAATACGATGCTGAAAGACTTCCCGGCAGAGTACGGATACCTGCTTACCAGTGCTGCCTTGTCAGCTTGCCCGAAGAATACGGTGATAGCGGATATGGTGATTGAGAATATCCTACACCGGAAGAGCTATAGGAAAATCAGCAGAGAAAGATATATCCCGATGAACCCGAAGGACTTCTACGGATACAGGCGCAAGACCGTCGCTGTACTGTATGAGCGGATGCGGTTATTGGGAGTGTGGGAGGAAAAATAAATGAGGTTAATTGATGCAGACGAAATAATTGATTCTCTTGGAGGTTCGGATATGGATTTTGCAATAGGTGCAGTTATTGACGAACAGCCGACAGTTTTTGACTTGGACAAAGTTGTGAAGCAGTTAAAAGATTTAAAAGCAATGTACTGGGTTTCAATTGCAAATACGGGAGATGAAAAGTTGGATGTTGCTTACGAAAAGGTAGGAAATGCATTGGACAGGGCAATAGAAATCGTAAAGGAGAATGGAGCTGAATGAGAGAAATTCTTTTCAAGGCAAAGAGGGTTGATAATGGAGAATGGGTTGAGGGGTGTTTGGTAATAGATCATTCACGGTCAAACTTATTTGAATATCGAATGCAACCAGTTGAATCAGGTGTTTTATACGCACCACCTATTAATCCAGAAACCCTCTGCCAGTTCACGGGACTTTGCGACAAGAATGGGAAGAGAATCTGGGAAAATGACATTATCAAATATCATTTCGGAGAAATCTATGCTCCAATCAAATATGGATGTTATCAAAATTGTTTTGATGCTCAGAAAGCAGAACATCTCGGATTCTATGTAGATTGGACGGGCGACAAATGCCTTAGAAAAGATTTAGGGTATTGGATTGACATGGTATACGCTATGCCAGTTGGAAACATTTTCGACCAACCAGAATTATTACAGGAGGAATGAGATGAGTAGATGGTATGTAAGTGTCGGAATGAGCTTATCAATTGATTATGACGATATTGAAGCCGATACAAAAGAAGAAGCTGAGGAAATAGCAAAAACACGAGCATCAGAAGATATTGACTACAATAACTGCGATTGCGAAGTTGACAATATGAGCGTGTGGTCTAGTTTTAAGGAGGAAACAAATGAGTAGTGCAAGTGTAAGATTCGGAACAAAAGCGTATGTATGCGCAAGATATTTTCTTAGACCGGGTAAATGCTTCAAATACATCGACCAGCACGGCGAGGACACCACAGAACACGTCTACGAGGTCATGGCGTTATATCCGTACTGTGTCCTGTTAAGAGATACCAAGAATGGGGTCAGAACTTGTCCGGGATATAACACTTTGAGCCTGATGCTGAGAGGAAGTGAAGCGAGTGAGTAAAGGCAAAGATATTTCTACTATGTTTACAAGAGAAGAAAACAAGAAGAATGGAAGACTCGGATACGGTCAGGCTACTAGAGAAAAGGAAGACATTATCAGTCCTGCACAATACGGTGCGTTCTTACAGAAAAGAGGTAAGAAGAAATGAACAAATCAGTGTTGGTAATGAATACGCCAGAAAATTGTTATAATTGTCCATTTGGAATTGGATACTGTGGCGATCTTGAATATGAGGGTTTGTGTGAATTAGCTGACTGTTTAGATTATGATGTAATTCTGATGACAGAAGAACATTATGATTGCGAAAGTAAATCAAGACCTGAATGGTGTCCACTGAAGCCATTGCCGGAGGAGAAAGAAGAGGAACATTGGAGGAGTAAACTTAGTCTTGCATGGATTCGAGGTTGGAACACTTGTATTAGCAAAATTACAGGAGGAAACACAGATGGTTGATTTAAGAAATACATGTATCTTGGTTAAGACAGAAGAAGAAAATGAAATGCTTCTCAAAGAAGCTGAGAAACAGGGATTTCATTGGTATTCGAAAGGCAATTGTAAACCATTGCCAGGACAACATTTTCCAGATATTTTAAAATTTTGTAATAACAAAGATGTGGTGCACAGCGTACGTATCGGAGTAGAGTGTGATGCTTTCTACGAAGTTTCAGAACTCCTCGGGACAAAAGAAATGACGGCAAGAGAGTTTGCTAATCGTATTGCAGATATACGCAATTGTAGAGGATGTAACTGTTCAGAATGCGTATTGAGTGAAAGCAATACTAGGTGCAAGAAGTATTTGTGTGATATATATAATTGGGAAGATAATATAGATGAAGTTCTTGAAATTGCAAAATCAATAAGAATTACAGTACCTTCACCCGAAGAGAAAGTAATTAGCACGATTGAAAAATTTATCGAGAATCCAGATCGTGCAGTAGTAAACGATGAATTTGTAGAATCGCTGAAGCTGGCAGTTGAGAAGTTGAAAGAGGTGAGGTAAATGGATAGATGGACTGAAAGATTTAATAGCGATGGCAAAAAAGCTATTGCAATACATGACGGAAGTGATTTCCCAGATGTTTGTTTCGAGGGAGAAAGAGAATATGATGTAATGAATGCACTCGCTGAATATGAAGATTTAGAAGAACAGGGCTTGCTTGTGAGATTACCGTGTAAGGTTGGAGACACGGTTTGGGTGGTAACATCGCCAATTAATGTGTTTGGTTATGATGAATATGATGGAGATGCGGAATATGAAGTATATGAATCTTTTTTATCAAGCGTATCTTATTATGCGTCTGGAGAACAATTCAGAATTTACGCAAAAGTAACGAATAGTTTTATTGCGGCATACTTTAGAGAATGTGATTTTGGAGAATCTATATTTCTCACCCGCGAAGATGCTGAGAAGAAGTTGGAGGAGATGAAGAATGACAAGGCCTGAGATTACGGCAGAATTATCAACCATGATTGAAAAGAAAATCAATCCGAACAACGATCCTCGTATCTACTGGGCAAAAGAGGTGACGTTTGATTATTCTACAAACCATGCAGTTAGAGTGGACTATATGAAATTTGTTCCAGTGAACAATAGTGTTTCCGGGATAGAAAAAGGTGATTGCTATTGCTATGAAATCAAGTCATCTATTGAAGATTTCAAATCTGGCCATGGATTGAATTTCATTGGAGATTACAATTATTTGGTTATGCCAGGGGAATTAGCTGCAACAGTATCTTTGAAAATCCCGTATCATGTAGGAATATATGTCCCAGAAGGAAACGAACTTATATGTGCCAAGAAAGCCAAACGAGCCAACAGAGCGAGGCCTGTATCTGAAATACTTCTGATGATGTTTCGGTCTGCAAACAGAGATTACAGGAAAACGGTAAAGAAACTGGAGGAGATGAAGAATGGCTGAATATGTCAAAAAATCAGATGTAATAAAAATCATGGAGGATAATTCTTACATTATGGAAGTGTTTGGTGTTAAAAAGAAAATGATTGATGGGTTTGCGATGTGTTGCGATTTTGCAGACTTAAAAATTGTTGAGATTGATGATGAAGAGGAGAACTAACATGCAGCAGAGAAGAAATTGGATGTGATGAAAAATGAATAAAAAATGTTGCGCTAGCCAAGATGGAATATGTAGAAACTATATCTTATTCGGTACTAAATGCGATGGATATAAAGAAAAATGCACACTGAGGCCATGTTATAAAAACCTCGAAAAGATGGCAAAAGGTTATCAACATAATTTGAGAAAAATGTTTGGAGTGGAGGATTAATATGAAACCAGAAGAAGCATTAAAAGAATTAAGCTATGATAGCACGGCTTATGGTGGTAAATGTACGCATGAAGTTAGAATGGTTGCAGTTAAGGCATTAAAAAAGCAGATTCCAATGAAAGTTTTGTACGAAGATGTTGGATATGACTTTCATCGTGATGTAAACCTGTACGCCTGCATATGCCCGTCATGCGGACTGCATATTATTGAGTTTTCGGATATTGATGTAGATTCTGGGTGTAACAGCGATAGTCCAGAAGATATGTTTCGTTCTAGCATGGTGCATCATGCGTATGTTGGCATGAATAATTATTGTAACAGGTGTGGACAGAAATTAGATTGGAGTGAGGAAAAATGATAGAAATAATATACAAACTGATAATATGCCACTTGATCGGAGATTATGTTCTTCAAAACGATTTTATCGCAAAAACTAAAGGAGAAAACTGGTATCACTTACTGGTTCATTGCCTTCTTTATTCAGTTCCTTTTTACATAGTGTTCGGGTGCTCATGGAAACTTGCTTTTGTAATGGCTATGCATATAGTAATTGACCCTTTAAAGGCACGATACAACAAGATAAGTTACATGGCAGACCAAATTATACATTATGTGACACTTTTAGTTTATTTATTCTAAAAAAGGCAGGAATTATGGCAGATAAAACATGCAAAACTTGTATTGAAAACGACAACGGACTGTGTGACCGCAAAGGTATCCTGATAGAGGAAGATGATACCTGTGAAAATCACACAAAAAATTGGATGGACTCTTAATGGAGAAATTCATCCGAAAATCAATGCGGTAAGGGTGGAAATGTCCTTACCAGACGGGAAGGTGGCTAAATGACAAAGGTGAGTTGGATTCGATTAGAAATTGATATGTTTGACAACAAAAAAATCCGGCATATCAGAAAACTTCCAGAGGGGAACAACATCGTTCTGATCTGGATGATGCTCCTGACGATGGCAGGGCGTTGTAATTCAAACGGGATTATTTTTCTGACAGAGAATATTCCATATACAAATAAAATGCTAGCTGACGAGCTGGACTTTGATGAAAGTGTGATCGAACTTGCACTTACAATTCTTGAAAAGTTCGGCATGATAACCAGAGATGGAACATTACTTTCAATTCCCGGATGGGAAGAGCATCAGAATATTGACGGACTTGAAAAAATCAGAGAGCAGACAAGAAAACGGGTTGCCGAGCACAGAAAACGTCAGAAAGAATTGCTTGAGGAAGAAAGCCTTCCGAAACTCACAGATCAGGATACTGAGGAGAAACCTGTCACAGCAAAAGATTCAGTAAAGCCCGGAGATGTTCAAAAGGTTATTGACGAATGGAATAAGCTCCAGAAGTTAGGAATTCAGCCGGTTATAAGAATGACGCCTAAACGTTCACAACTTCTGAAAGCAAGAATTCGGGAATATGGAATGGAAAAGATTATGGAAGCAATTGAAAAAGTCAAAAAAAGTGATTTTCTGACAGGAAGAAAGAAAGATTTCATAATAACTTTTGAATTTTTTATAAACCCTAATAAATTTATAAAAATACTCGAAGGGTTTTATGACAATAGAGACGAGGATATACATAATGGATTTAACGGAAAAACTCAAAGAGATGTCAGCCCACTTATCCCGCTCGGAGAATGGAACGGAGAAGAATCAGACACCCCGTTTGCTTGAATGCCCTGAATGCGGGGACAGCGGGTGGAGATGGGTAAGAGATGCAAGTGGTATTCCCTATTGTGAGGAATGCCCTTGCGGAATCAGGAAAAGAATAATCCTTGAAAATCAATTGAAATTTGCAGAGATTCCAAACGTGTTTAAAGGCTCAAATTTCAACGATTTGAAGTCAAGTGTATATTTGAACACCGAGAGCCGAAAAGTATTTTCTCAGGCGGCTCAGGCGGTAAATTACTGGTTTAAAAATCTTCCTGATATGAAGAAGAATGGAATAGGTTTATATCTTTTCTCAAATGCAAAAGGTTCTGGCAAAACCAAAACAGTATGCAGCTTGTCGAATGAAATCATGAAGAAATACCAGAAACCAGTCAAATTCACCACATCCCTCAGAATCCTCGATGAGATCAAGAACACATGGGGAAGTAGAGAAAACGCAGAAGGAAAGCTGATAGAGGATTTGTCCAGAACAGAAATCCTTATCATTGACGACTTCGGTGCTGATTCTGGCAAGGACTGGATTAACGAAAGATTCTACAGCATTATCAACGGCCGGTATGTCGACAGAAAAATTACGATATTCACAAGTAACTGCCAGATATCAGAGCTAAAATACGATGAGAGGATCACAAACAGGATTCTGGAGCGGTCACTTGAAATCCCATTTCCAGAGGAATCTGTCAGAGAACATATAGCACAACATTTGAAAATGAAGATGGTACAAGGAATGCGAGGTAAAGAGAGTGAAAATAGCTGTTAAACCATGGGGCGAAATGTCTTTCAGAGAAATTCAGAATTTAAAAGAAAAGCAATGTAAGCATTGTGATTATTTTTCAAAGAATAATTCTGGAGGGTTATCATTTGGAACTTGCGATTACATCCTTATCAATGATCACATGAGAGGATGCCTACCGACGGAATGCGTAATGAAAGGGATTTTTAAAAGAAGAACAGGATCAAAAAGAAGAGCAGCTTTGAGAATTTAAACCTTTGAAAGGAAAAGAAATGAGAACAATAAGCGAAATGTATAAACGTTCCGGCGGAACTGCGTATCAGCACAATTGTTCTGAGTGCAGATTTTATAGGGACGGAAAGAGGGAAAAATGTCTGATGTACGGCGGTGATCGGGACTGGCATGGAAATTTTATTGCCTGCAAATTCTTCAATCTTGAAGATGATATGCCGGAAGGACAGATGAATATTTTTGATTATGTGTAAAAGAAAGGAGGAACGAGGAACCGCTGGCCAGCGAAAGGATATCCCGGTTCCTCCTTATTTTTTATGAATAATGACGACTTGAAATATGCAATTGAGAATGGTATCATCAATTTGTCTCACATACAAGAGCAAGTTGAAATGAATAAAAGGGAAGAAATTTTAAAAGAATACAGGGACAGTATATGGAAGGCATCTGACGGATATTGGAAAATCCGTATGACTTATGACGAAACCGGACGGCGGAAGATGTTCAAGCGTCGGTCTAAACAGGATTTAGAGGACCTGATCGTAAAGACGCACCGTGAGAAAGCAGAGAATCCGAAGATTAAGAGTGTGTTCGAGGAATGGGCGCAGCGCAAGGTTGATTTGAATAAGATTTCAATACAAACTTATCAGAGATATCAGCAGGACTTTAATCGTTTTTTTGGGACCATGGGAGAACGCAGAATTAAAAACATTGAGTCAGAGGATATCAGCAATTTCCTGGAAGAGCAGATCAGTGAACACAATCTAACCGCAAAGGCATTCTGTAATCTCAAGACAATTACCAGAGGCACCCTAAAATGGGCAAAGCGCAACAAGCTGATTGATTGGAACGTGCAGGAATTATTCTATGACTTGGATGTCACCGATAAATCTTTCAAAAGAAATATCAAAGAAGATTCGGAAGAAGTATTCAACGACGCTGAAATGGACAGGATGATTGACTACTTGAAAGACAATCAGGACATAGTAAATCTTGGCATTATGCTTATGTTCGTAACCGGGCTGAGAGTTGGGGAGCTATGCGCTTTGAAATGGAATGACTGGCTACCACATATCAGTACGATTAAAGTCAGAAGAACGGAAGTAAGGCATTTTGAAAACCATAAAGGCATTTTTGAAGTCAAAGACTTTCCGAAAACAGAAGCAGGCGTAAGAAATGTAGTGGTTCCTCAGGGGTGTATATGGATATTACAGAAGCTTAGAAATATGTCGACATTCTGCGAATATATATTTTCCAAAGATGGAAAGCGATTAAATACTTATTCGTTCAGGAACCGGTTAAGAACAGTGTGCAAGAAAACTGGCTGTATTCAAAAATCACCGCATAAAATACGAAAAACATATTGCACGATATTACTCGATCACAGCATAGATAATCAGATGGTCACATCACAGATGGGCCACACAAATATTTCGTGTTCCGAGAACTACTACCACAGAGACCGAAAGGATCTCAAGAAGAAACAAAAAATCATGGACAGCATAGATGAATTTATGGTAGTATCAAGATAGCTTTTTTTTGAGAGGGAACAGCCAGGGAACAAAAAGGAACACCCTGCAAAAAGTTAGAAGCATTGGTTTTATAGGAAAAATAGCAGTTTAAAGATACGTTCGATTCCCGTACTGGCTGCTACAAAATAGTGAGAATTTAACCAGAGCTTAGGCTCTGGTTATTTTTTTGTCAGGGATTTCTCCTGACATGTTGTATGTCTTCGCAGACAAAAATGATTCACGAACCTGGAGCTTTCATCTGACAATAGAGGAGTAATACTTGGAAAGGAAGAACGATATGGTCACTGATGAAGAACTTTATGGGCAATATCTGTGCGGTGATGAGACAGGACTTGAACTATTAATAAAAAAATACGGCGACCCGCTGACCTTATACATCGATGGTTATCTGCATGACGTCCATGAAGCGGAGGATTTAATGATGGAAACCTTTTCCTGGTTGTTTACGAAAAAGCCCCGCATCCGGGATGGATGTTTTAAGGCTTACCTCTATAAAGCAGCGCGGCACATGGCTTTGCGTCACAAAAGCAGACGGCGGATTTTCTTCAGTCTTGACGACCTGGCCAGAGAACCGGAGGCACAAACGCTGGTGGAGGAGGTGGTCCGCACAAAAGAACGGAATCAGATCCTGCATCTCTGCATGGACGAGTTAAATCCAGATTATCGGGAGGCTCTTTATCTGACCTATTTTGAGGGCATGAGCTATCAACAGGCAGCTGAGGTTATGGGGAAAAGTGTAAAGCAGATTACAAATATGGTGTACCGGGGGAAAGAGCGTTTACGCGGATTATTGAAACGGGAGGGTATTACAAATGCTGAAAGATGAGGAACGGATTGCTGAGGTAAAACGGCGTATTGCAAAAAAAGAACAACAGCAGAGACTGCGGCGCAGACGGATTATCTCTGCTGTCTGTATAGCGGCATGCTTTGTAGTGATCGTTGGGATTTCCTTTGCCATGCCCGGTATTGTCGGACAGATCGAACCCGGTACTTCTTCAGACTTTGAAACTGCGGCAACAATTTTGGGCGGCAGCACCGCATTGGGATATATGGTGATCGGACTGCTGGCTTTTGTTCTCGGCGCGTGCGTGACTATTCTGTGTTTTCGCATCCATCAGCTGAACAAAGAGGAGCAGACGGAGAAACAAAAGGAGGACAATGGGGATGGAGCTGTTCAGTAATCTTTTTCAATTCGCTGTTACCCTGTTGGGCTTTTGTATGAGTGGTATTCGGTATCTGAAAGGTCGAAAACAGACATATTTCCTGCTGACCTGCTTTTACGGCTGCTTTGCCCTTGGCTCTCTTTACTGGACGCTGTATCTGCTTCTGTTTTCTGAAACACCCCAGGTCTTTTATGTGTCAGAGTTTGGCTGGGTAGCCAGCGTGATTTTCCTTTATCTTCTGCAATACACCCTTTCCTCTGCGGAGGAAAGAGACTTTTCGACACGGAAATCTCTGATAGCTCCTCTGATCGGCGTTCCGCTTTGTGTATTTTACTGTACTTTTGGGGATGTTCTCTCCAATCTGCTCTGGTGTGGCATGATGATCGTTGTTTCTTATCATTCTATCCGGGGTCTTGCTTATGCGCAGATACAGACAGGAACAGCGTGTAAGATGCGGTATTTTCACATTGAGGTGCTGTGCTATGTGGCGGTGGAGTATGCTCTTTGGATCTCTGGCTGTCTGTGGCCGGGTTATTCCATTTCCGCTCCCTATTGCTGGCTTGATCTTCTGCTTACAGGCTGCCTGTTTGCACTGCTGCCAGCCACAGGAAAGGCGGTGCAGGTATGACATATATTGAAAACGTATTTCTTTGCATGGCCTCGCCCCTGCTGATCGCTGCTCTGTGTATGGGAAAGCGGCAGAGAAAATTCTTTCTGTTCTGCTTTGCCGGGATGGGTGCATGTCTGCTTTCCGCATACATCAACACCTTTTTTGCTGTACTTTACAGAGCGGACACCTTTGCAGCTACCACAGAGATCGCCCCGGTGGTGGAGGAAGTGATGAAACTTCTGCCATTGCTCTTTTATCTGCTGATATTTGAGCCGAAAAGAGAGCAGATTAAAAATACCGCCGTAGTTATAGCTCTTTCCTTTGCCACATTTGAAAACATCTGCTATCTGATCCAAAACGGAGCCGGACATTTTTCTTTTATTTTCTTCCGTGGTATTGGGACTGGAGCCATGCATGTGATCTGTGGAGCTATTGTCGGCGGTGGTCTTGCATATGTGTGGCAGAGAACATGGCTGAAGATTGCCGGAACCTGCGGTCTGCTGGGCGCAGCAATCACCTTTCATGCAATTTATAATCTTCTGATCGCCTATGGTGGTGCAGCACAGTATATTGCTTATCTGCTGCCTGTACTGATCCTGGCAGCGGGAAAACTGATCTTCCGCAGTTTGATACAATAATATAACCTGTTTTTTCCTCTTTTGGGAGCTGTTTCGGCAGCTCTCAAATTTTTTTGAAAAAATTTAATTTTCAGGTGAGAGTTTTTCACTTTTTTTGTACCTATATAAGTGAAAGGACTTTTTAGGACTTTTTTGTGAAAGGAGGTTGGAAGATATGTACGATACAGAAAAGCGTATCGAATTGGTAAAAAAGCGAATGCATGAATACCACCGCCGCCAGGAGCGGCGCACAGTCTGCCGGCTGTCTGTTCTGTGTACCCTGTTATTCCTGTCTCTCGTTGGAACAATGGGGATAATGCACAGCCAGCCAATAGACATCACGGGAATGTACGGCGCAATCCTGCTGCATGAGGACGCGGGCGGTTATGTGTTGGTGGCTGTCATTTCCTTTACTGTGGCAGTCGTGATTACCGCATTATGTATCAAATTCAGAAAAAAAGGACAAAAGAGTCAGGATGCAGAAAATCATGTATAAAGAAAGGAAAAGGTGAAAAGTATGAGGAAAAAATTATTAGCCGGGATGCTGGCACTTGCACTGTGTTCTACAAATATGCCCCTTCAGACCATATTTGCGGAGGAATTTACTTCCGGAAATCCAGATGTAGTGTCTGAGGAAGAAACTCCGGAGATTTTTACCAATGAAGAGCAGGAAGCTGTAGGAGAGACAGATGAGGAACTGTCTGTATTCAGTTCAGAAGAGGTTCCTGAATTTAATGATGCCCCCGATGAGGCAATGGCTGCTGCGGAAAATGAACAAGCTGGAGAAATTGATTTAGCTGATAACGATAAGGTTATGAACGGAGTTTATACTATAAGTTCGGCAGGAGATTACAAATTCACATGTAGCCGGGAAACAGGAAATAGAATTGTGGTTGATGGAAAGAAAATTTCAGCGAAAGACAGCATCAACATTTATCTTAATAAAGTAAATATCAATACATCTGCTGGTCCGGCACTGCGAATAAATCTTAATGTTGAAGCTACAGTCACTATCCATTTAACAGGCACAAATAGTCTTATAACAAAGAATAACTATTATGCCGGTTTACAGAAAGATAACAAAGCTCGGCTTATAATAAAAACCAATAATTCAGATGCTACTGCAGGAATCTTAAATGCTCGTAGTATCGATGGGGATAGCGCCGGAATTGGTGGCGGCTTTTACGGCTCCGTCTCTTGCAGTAATATTATTATTGATAGTTGTTCTGTAATTGCTAGTTCTAAGTATGGTGCTGGAATTGGTGGCAGCAAGCAACGCGCTGGCAGTGTCAGTGATATTATCATTAATAGTAGTTCTGTAACTGCTAGTTCTACGGATGGTGCCGGAATTGGTGGCGGCGGTTACGGCGCTAGCAGTGTCAGTGGTATTACCATTAATAGTAGTTCTGTAACTGCTAGTTCTACGAATGGTGCCGGAATTGGTGGCGGCGGTTACGGCGCTGACAGTGTCAGTGATATTACCATTAATAGTAGTTCTGTAACTGCTAGTTCTACGAATGGTGCCGGAATTGGTTCTGCCGGTGGCACCTGCAGCAACATTGGCATTAGTGGTGGATCCGTAAAGGCATATTCTGATCGTATGCCAGGCATTAATTGTACCCCCCATAATGGCAACTCAACAAATGTTTATTGTTGTATTATTAAAAATGAATATTTTTTACCAGTAACGATAGATAGTGAATCCTGGAAGCCAAGTTATCATATTTTTCCTGATTCTACAAAAGACGGTAATCTGTACGTCTGGTTAACTGAAAAAGAAAATAATGACGCTTATGATGTAACTGTTGGAACCGAAAAAAGGCAGTATTCTTTCGATCAGGCAAAAAACCAATTTGTACGTATCCAAACAACTCCTACCGCTGACCAATTTGATTATACGCAGCCCAATTTTACATATACTAAAGATACCCATGTTGATATTAGTAAATATATTAAATGGAAAGATGATGTCACCGGTCATGGTAAAATTACTAAAGTAACGTATTTTAAAAAAGGAGATAAAACTCCACTCGCAGACAGCCCCACAGATGCAGGTACTTATACTTTTAAGATTGATGTGAATGAAGGTGACTACTACAATTCAGTCGATAGTATATCTGCACCAGAATGGGAATTTGTCATTTCAAAAGCACAAGCACCTTCAAGCAAGCCAACCGATACCGATCCTACAATATATGTTTCATGGTTATGTAAGAAAGTCGAAGATGTTAAAGGCCTTTTTAATGATGAATGGAAATGGAGCGATTCCGATATTTCTAAAAAATTACCTGTAGGAGAAGAAGTTTCCGCTACAGCAGTTTATAATGGTACAGATGCTGACAATTATGTAAATACATCTGTTGTATTTAAAATCACCAGAAAAGCATGTACACACCCACATACCGCAGAACGTTACTACTCCTCTCCATCCTGCACTTCCAGCGGATACAGTGGAGATACCTACTGCACAGACTGTAATGAAACACTTTCCTATGGTTATACCATTTCCGCATACGGCCATGACTATGACAACGGCGTTATCACTACAGAACCAACTACAGAAACTGATGGAATCATAACTTACACCTGTAAACGATGCAAACATCAGGATACAAAAAATCTCGGAAAGCTTGGTGACGGGGAACCTTACATTGAGGGAAGTTTCCAGAAGAAAAGCTGGGATACTGTTAATGATCTGATCAAGACATCCAAAGAAAAAGATACCATCTCCATTATCATGAATGGTGCCAGGACACTTCCTGCTTCCGTTTTATCCGGGATAAAAGGAAAAGATATTTCCCTGAATCTTGATATGGAGAATGGTTTCATCTGGAAGATCAACGGTACTTCCATTACAGCAGAAACACCTGCGGATATAGATCTTTCTGTTACAAACACAGCAGAACATATCCCGGCAGCGTTATACAGCCTGATCTCCACAAACCAGAATGATTTCGGTTTCCATCTTGGAAGAAGCGGAGCTTTCGATTTCCCGGCGGTACTTTCTGTAAAGGCAGATGTTTCCTGTGCAGGACTTATGGCAAATCTGTTCTGGTATGATGTTGAGAATGGGGTTCTGCAGTGTATCCAGACTGTAACTGTAGGCGGTGCATTTGAGCGCAGTATTCCATATGCTGACTTTACCCTTTCCAAAGGACAGGATTATTTCATAGCATTTGGTACAGAATCTCTCAATGGCAGAGTCATTCACACAGACGGAAGTATCACAGATGAAAACGGTGCATACCTGCGACCTGCTGACGCAAAGATTTCCAGCCATTCCATTGACAGAAACAAGCTTACTGTCAAACTTTCCAAAGGATGTGCAGGTGCTCAGGGTTATGACTTCGTGATCAGTAAGAAATCAAATATGCTCCAGACCGGGAAATTCAGCCAGACCGTTTCCTCAACCGACAAGCCACAGGCATCTTTCAGATATCTGGCAAAAGGTACCTGGTATGTGGCAGCCCGAAGCTGGGTTCTGGATGCACAGGGCAATAAGGTCTATGGTTCCTGGACAAAGATCAAGAAGATCAAGATCACTGTTGTCACACCACAACAGCCAAAGATCAAAGATATTACTGTAAAAGAAAACACTGTGACTGTTACTTACACAAAATGCAAAAATGCCACAGGTTATGAAATCCTGCTCGGAAACAAATACAAAACCTCCGCAGGTGAGAAATATCCGGTTAAGAAATATCTGAAACGTACAGAAGGCAAAAACACCGTAACTGTAACCTTTACAAACGTAAAGAAAGGCACCTGGTATGTGACCATACGGGCATGGAACCAAACCTCCAAAGACAAATCCAGAGTTTACAGTCCATACTCCACAATGAAGAAATTCAAGACAAAGAAATAGCTTCTGTTTCTTACAAATATTTCTACTGTAAAGATTGTTCTGATTCTGTTTTCTGCAAAAGAAATAAGAAATATTGAGATATTAGGAAATCATAGGATTATAATATTTAACATCAAAAACAGGATTGAGTTTATTCTGCTCAATCCTGTTTTTGCCATATTCCCTTTTTCTTTAAAGTTTATTATATGAATCCGCAGGAATAAAAAAGCTGATTTCTATTTGCAGTAATTCACTTGCCTGCTATAACAGGGAGTCTTATTGCCTTGTGATAGACGAGCTGGATTCTGGTATTTATGAGTATTTACTGGGAGAATGCCTGGAAGTTATGCAGGATAAAGCTAAGGGACAATTGATTTTTACATCACATAACTTACGCCCATTGGAGATCCTTGAAAACGATTCTTTGCTTTATACGACTGTGAACCCCGAGAATTGCTATATAAAATCTAGTTATATTAAAAATACGCAAAATACCCGGTTATCTTATTTGCGGACGATCAAGCTTGGCGGGCAAAAAGAAAAGCTCTACAATGGAACAAATATATATGAGATGGAGCTTGCTATGAGGCGGGCAAGAAGGCGGTACTGACCAATGGATTTATAAAAAAATCGCAGAAGACACCAAAGGCAGAAAAAGAACTGGCAAAGAAGTATAAAGCAGATTATGAACGGAACAAGAAATCCCAGCCTGAGTATAGTGAAAAAACTTGCACAGGGATTAGGGTTGCAATTAAAGCTGGAATTTGTTCTGATGTCAACAAAAAATAAAATGTAAAGAGTATGAGAAAATAGGAACCGCAGGAATTCATATTATATAATAGGTACGTATATCAGTAACTATGAATATTTGACAGGTGTATCATCATTATTATCTGCAGAGACCTGACATTGGGATACCCCATGTCAAAATAGGCATAATCTCAAAAAAACAATGGAAAGTTGCCGATTTTTACAAAAGAAAGCTTGACAGTAACATCGGAAACTGTATAATAATATTAACAGAACCCACCACGCCTCTGATTTTTCATGCGCAACCCGGTGGGACTTTTTCATTTATGGGGTGTTTTATGTATCAATATCCAAAACAAATATTAACAATAGAACAACAAGTGCAATCTTATGTAGATGCAGGAATGGAGATTACATCTTATGAAGATGTAGAAAAGGTATTAAAGACAATTGGGTTTTATCGTTTGAGAGGCTACTCGTTTCATTTATATGATAATACTACAAAGAAGTATGTTGCGGGAACAAAGTTTAAAGATATTATAAAATTGTATCAATTTGATCAGGAATTATCTGCTTTGATTTTTTCAATGATTTCTAAGATTGAGGTTGCTTTGAGAGTGCGATTGGTGGAATCATTACTTGTGCACGGAGAACCACTTATTTTGCAAGATTCATCAATTTTCAAAGAGAAAAAACGATATTGGCAGAATATGTCTACTGTAGCGTCAGAAATTGCTCGATCTAATGATGTGTTTATAAAACATAATTTTGATAATCATGATGGAGAGGTGCCTGTATGGGCAGCTGTTGAAGTTCTTTCATTTGGTACGCTATCGAAGATAATTAAGAATTTGAAAACAGGCACTGGAAGTTCATATTCTATCTTGGCGTTAAACTACCAGTATAAATCAAAAAAAGGAAATTTGGTAAAACCATCACAGAAAATGCTTGCTTCATGGATACAGAGCGTTTCAGTATTGCGCAATATGTGTGCTCATAATTCCAGAATTTATAATCGCACAATACATACGACACCGGAAATTCTGGATGTAGATAAGGTTGTGCCATCGCCAGCACATAATGGTTTGTATCAAATCTTACTGGCGATGAAGTATCTGCGCTCATCCGATGAGGAGTGGGTGACATTTGTAGCTGCTTTCGATAAGCTGATTCAAAATAATATTGATGTAGTCAGTCTTACAGCAATGAATCTTTCGGCGGATTGGAAGGCACACTTAAGTGTATAAATGCAGCAGGAAGGCATAAAATAGTAAAGCAGACCTACCCAAGCTTTTTTTGCTCAAACCGGTTAGGCCTTCGGCGGAGTGTTACGATAAGCACTTCGCCATTTTTTATGATTGGAAACAAACCGAATTTGAAGAGGGTATCATTACATTACCTCTCTATATGGTAGCATTTTTCGATATTTAACCGAATCAAGTAAGTCCCCTGCTTCAATTGCGAAAAGCAACAAGCAGTGGGTAGGCTATTCCATTTCCGCTCCCTATTGCTGGTTTGATCTTCCGCAGTTCGATACAATAATATAACCTGTTTTTTTCTCTTTTGGGAGCTGTTTCGGCAGCTCTCAAATTTTTTTTGAAAAATTTGATTTTCGGGTGAGAGTTTTTCGCTTTTTTTGTACCTATATAAGTGAAAGACTTTTAACACTGTTTTTGGGGAAGGAGGTTGGAGGCATGTACGATACAGAAAAGAGTATCGAATTGGTAAAAAAGCGAATGCATGAATACCACTGCCGCCAGGAGCGGCGCACAGTCTGCCGTCTGTCCGTTCTGTGTGCCCTGCTGTTCCTGTCTCTCGTGGGGGCAATGGGGATCATGCAAAGCCAGCCAATAAACGCCACGGGAATGTACGGCACAATTCTGCTGCATGAGGGCGCAGGCGGCTATGTGTTGGTGGCTGTCATTTCCTTTACTGTGGCAGTTGTGATTACCGCATTATGTATCAAATTCAGAAAAAGAGAACAAAAGAGTCAAGACGCAGAAGATCATGTATAAAGAAAGGAGAGGTGAACGTATGAAGAAAAAGTTATTAGCCGGGATTCTGGCGCTTGCACTGTGTTCCACCAATATGCCCCCCCAGACCATATTTGCGGGGGAATTTACTTCAGGAAATCCGGATGTAGTGTCTGAGGAAGATACTCCAGAGATTTTTACCAATGAGGAGCAGGAAGCAGCAGGAGAGACAAATGAGGACTTGTTTGTATTCAGTTCGGAGGAGGCTCCTGAATTTAACGATACCCCCGATGAGGCAATGGCTGCTACGGAAAATGCACAAAATGGAGTAATTGATTTAACTGAGGATGCTAATGTTACGGACGGAGTTTATACCATAAATATAGCAGAAGATTACAAATTCACATGCAAGAAAAGTCCGGAAACGTCAAATAGAATTGTGGTTGATGGAACGAATACTTCAGAGCAAGACAACATCAACATTTATCTTGATAACGTAAATATCAAAACATCTGCTGGTTCGGCACTGCAAATAAATAATAATGTTAAAGCTACAGTTACTATCTATTTAACAGGCATAAATAACCTTACAACAACTAATCAAAGCTCTGCTGGTTTACAGAAAGATAACGAAGCTCAGCTTATAATAACCAATGCTTCAGACACTACTACAGGAATCTTAAAAGCTAGTAGTGATGGGAGTGGGTATGGTGCCGGAATTGGTAGCGGCAATTACGGATCTTGCAAGAATATTACCATTAATAGTGGTTTTGTAGATGCTAAATCTAAGTTTGGTGCTGGAATCGGTAGCGGCCATCAGGGATCTTGCGATAATATTACCATTAAAAGTGGTTCCGTAAATGCTAAATCTATGAATGGTGCCGGAATTGGTGGCGGCCATCACGGATCTTGCAATAATATTACCATTAATAGTGGTTCCGTAAATGCTAAATCTATGCATGGTGCCGGAATTGGTAGCGGCAATTACGGATCTTGCAATAATATTACTATTAAAAGTGGTTCTGTAACTGCTAGTTCCACGAGTGGTGCCGGAATTGGTGGCGGCCTTTACGGATCTTGCAATAATATTACCATTAGTGGCGGTTCTGTAAATGCACAAGTTGGTTGCACTCCTCACCAGAATTTGGATAGCTCTGGTAGCTACGACCCTAAAAGCCCTGAAGTGTATCTCTGCGTTATTCCTAATACAAAAACTAAATCAGTAGCTATAGATAATAAAGTCTGGGAACCATCTAATCATAAAGCGGTTGAATCTACGAATACAAATCTATATGCATGGCTAACCGGAGAAGATCATCTTATAACTGTTGAAAAAGAGACTAAAAGTTATATCTTTAATTCAAATTCAGGGACATTTAGTGAAGGTAAACGTGATGTTACCAGTGATATTTTTGAATTTAACGGTTCTGAGTTTACTTATGATGGAAACACACACTCTCCTAACATCACTACGAAGAACAACATTAAAGGTGTAGGAAACTTCACTGTAAAATATTTCAAGGAAGATAATTTGCAAGCCGAGATAAACGAGCCTAAAGATGTTGGTACTTATATTGTAAAGATTACTGCTGTAGAAGAGGGCGATTTTTACAATGCATATTCTGGTTATTTAACAAACGACAATTGGAAATTTGCTATTAATCTTACCCCTACAATTACTACATATAAAGATGAGTATGATGGAAATCCTCATCCAGTTATCAGTATTGAAGAAAGTACAATTCCACCAAATAGTATTATTGAATACAGTGTTGATAATGGACAAACATGGTATATTTTGAATTCTAACGATAATATTCCTACTGTAAGTACGGTAAGGGAAGCAGAAAATACTAAAATTTTTATACGGATATCCAATTTCAATTCCAATTCCAATGATGATACCTGGACTTCACAAGAATATCAAGCAATCATCAAGCGAGCAACCTCAACACCAAATTTTCCATCAATAGACACAATCTCCGTTCCATGGTCCTGTAAGAAAGTAAAAGATATTGATCCTAATTCTCTTCCTCAAAACTGGAATTGGCAGGCAAACGATGCAAATAATGATTTACAGGTTGGAAATAATTCTGCTACCGCAATTTACAATGGCAGTGATAAGGGAAATTACGAAAAAGAAACTTTCACTTACACAATCATCAGAAAGGAATGTGAACACAAAAATACCGTGGGATGCTACTACTCCTCTCCATCCTGTACTTCCAACGGTTACAGCGGAGATACCTATTGTAACGACTGCGAGAGAACCATCTATTACGGCTCCACGATTTCCGCATACGGCCATGACTATGATAACGGTGTTATCACTACAGAACCAACTGCCGAAACCGACGGAATCATAACTTACACCTGTAAACGATGCAAACATCAGGATACAAAAAACCTCGGAAAACTTGGTGACGGGGAACCTTATATTGAGGGAAGTTTCCAGAAGAAAGGCTGGGATGCTGTCAACGATCTGATCAAGACTTCCAAAGAAAAAGATACCATTTCCATTACCCTGAATGGTGCCAAGGTACTTCCTGCCACTGTTTTATCCGAAATAAAAGGCAAAGATATTTCCCTGAATCTCGATATGGAGAATGGTTTCATCTGGAAGATCAACGGTACTTCCATTACAGCAGAAACACCTGCGGATATAGATCTTTCTGTTACAAATACAGAAGAATATATTCCGGCAGCATTATACAGCCTGATATCCACAAATCAGAATGATTTCGGTTTCCATCTCGGAAGAAACGGAGCTTTCGATTTCCCGGCTGTGCTTTCTGTAAAGGCAGATGCTTCCTGTGCAGGACTTATGGCAAATCTGTTCTGGTATGATGCTGAGAATGGGGTTCTGCAGTGCATCCAGACTGTAACTGTAGGCGGTGCATTTGAGCGCAGTATTCCATATGCTGACTTTACCCTTTCCAAAGGACAGGATTATTTCATAGCATTTGGTACAGAATCTCTCAATGGCAGAGTCATTCACACAGACGGAAGTATCACAGATGAAAACGGTGCATACCTGCGACCTGCTGACGCAAAGATTTCCAGCCATTCCATTGACAGAAACAAGCTTACTGTCAAACTTTCCAAAGGATGTGCAGGTGCTCAGGGTTATGACTTCGTGATCAGTAAGAAATCAAATATGCTCCAGACCGGGAAATTCAGCCAGACCGTTTCCTCAACCGACAAGCCACAGGCATCTTTCAGATATCTGGCAAAAGGTACCTGGTATGTGGCAGCCCGAAGCTGGGTTCTGGATGCACAGGGCAATAAGGTCTATGGTTCCTGGACAAAGATCAAGAAGATCAAGATCACTGTTGTCACACCACAACAGCCAAAGATCAAAGATATTACTGTAAAAGAAAACACTGTGACTGTTACTTACACAAAATGCAAAAATGCCACAGGTTATGAAATCCTGCTCGGAAACAAATACAAAACCTCCGCAGGTGAGAAATATCCGGTTAAGAAATATCTGAAACGTACAGAAGGCAAAAATACCGTAACTGTAACCTTTACAAACGTGAAGAAAGGCACCTGGTATGTGACAGTACGTTCCTGGAATAAGATCTCCAAAGACAAATCCAGAGTTTATAGTCCATACTCCACAATGCAGAAATTCAAGACCAAGAAATAGCTTCTGTTTCTTACAAATATTTCTACTGTAAAGATACTTAAAGAATAACACGTCATTTATAAAATAAGGAGGACGCATGAAAAATTAAAAAAAAACACTAAGCATATTCCTGGCCATTGCCTTGATTTTGTCATCGGCCATATCCTTTGATTCATCATCAGTAAGAGCGGCGACTCCAAAGCTTAGCAAAACTGTGATTTCATTGCCTTCAGGAACAAGCACCACTTTAAAGGTATCAGGTACGGACAAAACTGTAAAATGGTCTTCATCTGATGAAAATATTGCATCTGTTTCCAAAAAAGGTAAAGTCACAGGTAAAAATGCCGGAAAAGCTATCATCACTGCAACAATAGGGAAACAAACTTTGCAATGCAGGGTTATTGTTAGAGCAAGATTGAGCAGGACAAAAGTAACTCTTGTCCGATATGAGAGAATTTTTTTATCTTTAAAGGGTGCTTCTATTAAGCGCATTTCCAGCAGCGAACGTAAAGTGGCCTCAGTCTCTATCGTTAAAGAAGGAAAGGAAGGAATGATAATAGGTCTACGGCGCGGAAGAGCAACAATTACAGTAGTAGATACAACTGGCAGAAAATATACCTGTATAGTTAAAGTCGAAGAGCCTTACCAACGAGAAAAATATATCACTCTTGAGGAAGGCCAGAGTTACCGCTTAAGATTAAACGATACTACTCAGAAGATATCCTGGAGCTCCCGAAATGAAAAAGTTGCTTGTGTTAATTCAGTAGGATTCGTTACTGCCCGTTCCAAAGGAGGGACATACATTTACGCAAAAGTTGGATCGAAGAGTTTCAGTTTTTATATTAAAGTACTGGCGAAAAAAAGCCAGAAGTGACGCCAACAGCTACGCCCACACCAACGGTGACTCCAGAACCGACAGCTACGCCTACACCGGAACCAACGGCAACTCCGATTCCCTGGTATCCGTCCTATCCGGATCCAGAACCAACAGATCCGCAGCCTCCACAAATCGACACGGATGTCCCGATCGATACGGATCACTCAAATGACAATAATGTCCCAATCGACAACAATGTCCCAACCGACAACAATGTCCCAACCGATAGCAATGTCCCAACCGATAGCAATACCGATTCCGGCAGCCATCTTTTGTTCTGACTCTATTATCTACAAAAGAAATAAAAAATATTAAGATATTAGGAAATTATAGGATTATAACTATAAATGAGCAAATTTGAAAAAATGCACAAAACTATCCTGCTAATTTCATAAA